CATGCTATTCCTGCAAGTAGTTCAGGCACTGTTAGCAGTTTCGCAGGGTCAGGTACTTCTATCAAAGTATATGAGGGAGCCACACAGCTAGACTATGATGGAGTCGGAACTAGCAATGGTCATTTCAAGGTAAATGTTGCGCATAGTGGTATGAATACCCCAGTTTTTGCTTCAGATGATGCTTCAACACTTCATGCAACAGTACAGCCCTTCACTGCTATGTCAGGAAATACTGGTAGCGCAACGTACACTATCGTAGGGAAATTTAGCGATGGTACTGCTATACCTGCTGGAGTTATCAAGACTCAAACCTTTACAAAAGCCAAAGCGGGTGCAGATAGTACTGCAGTAGGCGTTCGTGGATCTGGTATATTTACCTTCGAGGAGCAAAACACTGCCCAGATAAATAATACGTACGCTACAAGCTGGGCTGGGACTCTTAATAATGCCAGTGCTCAAGCAGTTGCAGCAGCAGTTATAGCAGCAGCATCTGATGGCGCTATTAGACCAAACGATAGAATCACTGTTACAGACACTAGCGCAAACCTAGCAGGAACTAGAGTATATAATGGAAGTGTACAATCATCTAGCACTTCTATAAGTGCTAGCAACTTTAGCTCGCTAGTAGTAGAAACCTTCCCAGGCAGTGTAATCGTAGATGGTACATTGAGTGCAGATAAGATAAATGGTGGCACAATTAGTGGTAATAATGTCAATGTACGCTCTAACTTAGTGATTGGAGTATCAAATGCGGCAGGTGCAATTTATAGCCATGGTAAAACTAGTGCCACTAGTGCCACAAATGGATTCTATCTAGGTTCAAACTCTAGTGGTGCTACTGTGTTTGCAATAGGCGGCGGTGGCTCCAGTAGTGCGGGAACCACTATGACTGAAGACGGTATCCGCGTAAGAGACGACACTGGTGCAATCCGAGTTAAGATAGGCGACCTATCACAGCTTTAAAAAATATAACTTGACAAAATTTGTCAGAGGCAATATAATGTACGACATGGAGAAAAAATATGTCAGCAGGTAAATACAACATAACTATAGATCAAGGCTCTACTTTTGGTCTTACAATGACCATAAAAGAAGATGGTAGTGCCAGGGATCTCTCTGGCTATCAAGCTCGTGCACATCTTAGAACTAAGGCGGAAAATACCGCTACTCCTGGGGCAACCTTTGCAGATGGTACTATTGTATTTACCTGCACTGGTAGTACTGGGGCAGCGGAACTGCAGAGCAACGGTATTATAAATATGGACCTTACAGCAGTACAAACTGCGGGAATCACCGCAGGCTCCTACGTATATGACTTAGAAATATTCGCAGGTAGCACAGTAACTAGAATGATACAAGGTCGCGCAAACGTGACGAGGGAGATAACAAGATAATGGCGATTACAATAGATGTGACCCCCAAGAATACAACGATAAGCCCAACTGAAGGTGTAACTACAACTCTGGATATAACTACTAGTATACCTACTATTAGTTCATTTAGACCTCTAATAAATGCTATTGATGCAGGTGGAGATGGCTCCCTTACATATAATAGTAGTGACGGAAACTTCACTTATACTGGCCCAAGTGCGACAGAAGTTCGTGCGCATCTTAGTGCCGGCACTGGCGTATCGTATTCTAGCGGTCAATTTTCTATTGGTCAAGATGTAGCTACTAATGCTACTCCCACTTTTACGTCCACTACAGTTGCTCAATCCAATATACTTAACGGGGGCGCGCCATACCTTAATTTCTATAATACAAAAAACATTGCAAACGGGTTGACTACATCTTCCACAGAGTTTACGGGAGTAATTCCCTTTTACGGCATTGCTATTGATACTGACAATTCCAACGCCGAATCATATAAGCCATCTGGCAGAATCTTTGCCAAATTTACTGACTGTACTGAATCAGCTTTAGCTGGTCAAATGGTTTTTGAGGTCACGAAAGCTGGTGCTACCGGTTGGTCAATGGGTACTCCAAACCCAAAAAATGTAATGGTACTAGATCCCGGCACTGTTACTATAGGGGTGGCGGGAACCTCAAATGCTTTAGATCTTACCGACTTGGTGGTAAACGGTTCTCTTGATATTAACGGTAATGCTGATATATCTGGCAATCTAACTGGTGTAGATACTCTTACCGCAACAAATCTTGTAGGTACACTAGCTACTGCTAATAGAAATGAAATCTTTAGTAATGTGAGTGGTGATATAGCAATAGCAGCAGGCGGCGCAGCTACAATTCAACCAGACTCTGTTGAAAACAGTATGCTAGCTGGTTCTATTACAAATGCTAAATTATCAAACTCTACTATTACAGTATCGGATGGATCGAATACAAGTCCTGTTGCTCTAGGTGGTACTCTTTCTTTTACTGGTACTTCAAATGAAGTAACTGTTGCTGAAAATGCTGGTACAGTTACTATTGGATTACCCGATGATGTAACAGTTGGAGGAGATCTAGTCGTAACTGGCGATCTTACGGTGAATGGTACAGAAACTATACTTAACTCCACAACATTAACTGTTGATGACAAGAATATTGTTCTTGGGAACGTAGACACACCGACAGATACTACTGCAGACGGTGGCGGCATAACTCTTAAAGGCACAACTGATAAGACACTTAACTGGGTCGACTCAACTGATTCATGGACATCTTCGGAGCATTTTGAATTAGCTTCTACAAAAACATTTAGAATCAATGCTAATGAAGTGTTGAACCAAACAACTCTAGGTTCTACTGTACTTGCTTCATCACTGACAAGTGTTGGTGCTTTAGATAGTGGCTCTATTACTTCAAACTTTAGTGATATTAATATTGGTGATAATGTTGTTACTGCTGCAGAATTTGTTGGCGATTTAAGAGGGGCTGTAAGATTTCAAGCAAAAGCTGGCGAATCATTAGCAAAGGGAGATGTGGTTTATATCTCTGGCGTTAGCGGACAAAAACCCGTAGTAAGTAAAGCCCAAGCAAACTCTGCAGCCACGATGCCTTCATTTGGACTAGCTAATGCAGCCGTTAGTGCTAATGCTAATATTGAAGTTATTTCGTTTGGCACATTTGCACATGGTAATACAACAGGCGGTGCTGAAGAATGGGAATTCGGTGATATACTATATGTAAGCGCAGCAACGGCTGGAGCATTAACAAATGTTAAACCTGCAGGTGCTGCTAATTTAATTCAAAATGTTGGTAAAGTTGAAAGAGTACATGCATCGACTGGATCTATTATGATTGCAGGAGCTGGCAGAACCGCGGCTACTCCCAACCTAGATACTGGAAAGTTCTTTATAGGCGATTCTAATAACTATTCAACGACTGGTTCTTTTAGTAACCAATTTACTAATACAAGTGGTACGATCTCTTTAAATGGTGCTAACATTACAACAGTTGGTACTATTGGAACTGGTACTTGGCAAGGCACTGCGATTGCGAATGCTTATATCGGAAATCATTCTGCGGCTAAACTTACATCAGGAACAATTGATAATGCTAGACTACCATCTGCCGCAACAAGTATCACAAGTGTTGGTACCTTATCGAACTTGGTTATACAACCACTTGTCGGATCTACCGGTGGGATTCTTGTTAATTCAGAGGGCGGTAGCGCATCGTTCTTACTCGCTGGTGTTGGTAGTGTTGGAGACGCAGACTATGTTGCTCCAGGCAATTTTAATGTACTTGGTGCAGCCAGTGCAACTATTATTAGTGATTCTAATACCATAGTTGGCCCTACTACTGTTAACAGTGACTTATTTGAAATCAAATCTACTGTTGATGATGCTACAGAAAAGCCTATCATATCTTTATATCGTGATGCTGGTGTTCCTAGCACAAACGATGAGCTTGGAGCTATTCGTTGGTTTGGTCAGAATGCAAGTGATGAAAAACAATTCTATGGTGGCATATATGCTCAAGCTGATGTCATTACTGATGGTGCTCATAAAGGTTCTTTAAACTTTCATCTAGCTGATGGTAGCAACAACGGTACAGCAATCTCAGATGTCCTTGTTGATATTAATGGTGATGAAGATCCTGCAATGTCCTTGACGTCAGAATTGTTAACGCTCAACGCTGGGTTGATTGTTAATAACGATTCTATGGAAATTGTAAGCACTGAAGCTGGTGCAGATGCAATGCCAATAATTTCACTCTTTAAGAATGGAGGTTCTACCACTGACGGGGATGATCTAGGAGGTATTAGATTCTATGGAATGAACGACCATTCTACACCTAAGAAAACCTTTTATGCCGGAATGTATGGAGAACTAGGCAGAGGCGATCATGGTGATGAAATAGGTAGAATAAAATGGCACCTTGCCGATGGCTCGGGGACTGAAGATGCTGTAACTGACGTAACAGCCACTATTACAGGCGACTCAGATCCAACCATGACTTTAGAGTACTTTGCTCTAAACTTAAAAAATGATGTAAATATAAACTTCCAAGCTGGTGGTGGTACTAACTATGTTGCTTGGGACACTGGAAACAATCACACTAAATTATCTGCTGATATGACCCAGGACGCAGCCATTGTATGTACACTTCCGACGGTTTCTGGCACACTAGCTGTCACTAACGCTGAAACGTTTACTGGTGGAGTGACAGTAGAGGGCGGGTTGAATGTCTCTGGAGGTATAACTTCTGACTCTTTCACTTACTCACGCGCAGTTGCTTTACAAGACGGTAACCTATCTGCTAGTCAGTATTTGGCATTGGCAGGTAAGAGAATTATTCAATCGGGTAGCACTGACCCGACCTATACTTTATTTCAGCCTGTCGCGGCGGATGTAGGTAAGTCTTGGATAATTTGCAATCCGTCTACTAAAAATATCACTATAGACCCAGACACTCAAAACGTATGGATTTTAGATGGTGTCACTCTTACCGCAAGGGAAAGCAGTTGGTATATTAAAAAAGGTGGTGTGGCTGAGATAGTTTGCATAGCGAGTCATGCAACAGGCGGCGGCGTTACTCAGGCTAACTTTGTTATCTTTGGCGCAGGGGTTATAGAACTATGAGTGTAGTAGTGTGCGCGAGAGGGCAGGGTTTAAATGTATCCAGCACATCTAATGAGCTTACTAACTCAAGATTTTCGCAAGATAACTATCCCGTGTGGACGGCTTATAACGGTGAGCAGCACAGCCTAACAAGTTATAGACGGAATAATGGAACAGAAAAAGGGCTGGCCTTTTGGTATCACTATTCACCACTTTTGCAGAATTACTCAAGTTATGTGGGAAATCAGTTTTTATACGATTATGAGCCTTATGTTTTAGCGCCATTTAGTGCAGGATATATACCTAGAATTATTAATATGTACGGCTCTCAGAGCTTACAGTACGGGCCAATATCTAACAATAATGCCGACAGAGGTGATACTCAGTTTGGAAGTTTTAACAACAGCAATAACGTCCGCATTATAAGTAACACCACACTATCTAGTGTGGATTCTTCGACAGCGATGACTACTACAGAAGCATGGACTAGGCATGAATGGCAGCAGCATTTAGATATACCCGATAACGTAACCTCTATAAAGTTTGGTGCTCAGATAAAAATTGATGCAGCAGATAGGTTGCGACCTTTAAACTTTGCAGGTTTGTACTGTGTAGAAGATCGGTTGGAGAGCGCACAACTAAACAGGTATGTAAATTACTTCGGAATACGACATACAGACGCTACATTTACACTACCTACTGGCACTAAAACTGGTGACGAAGCGGGCTATAACTGGAACGGTTTAACCCAATTTAATCAGCAATCAAGTGCGAATCTAAATTATTTTACACCTCAAAGAACACATATAGTAGAGAAAGCTATGCTTGACCAAAATGATTATAGTGACTTTACTAAAGTAGAATATACATTTACACCGCAAAGCGGGACTGATAGAAAGATGCAACTAGGTATGTTTTTTGCTGAAAATTGCTCTTATTTAGCTGCGGGCGGGACTGAAAATACTGGCGGGTTTAAAGTTTACGACCCTTTTGTGGAGTTTATAACATGAGTTTAGAATTGGTAGAAAGTTGGTTATCTGATCATGCCTTAGTTACACAAGAGGATGTAAGTAGCGCTATAATTGATATGTACGACAAGCTACCTACGGGGGATAACGTGTGTGTTCTTGCGGCTTTATGGGAAATACTGCAAAATAATGAGCAGGGCGTTTTGGATATAATTTCTAAACACAAACAGAGAATTTAAAAAAGGGGCTTTCGCCCCCTTTCTATACTACTTCACCTTCTTTGACTTCTTCAGGTTGAGCCTCGGTTTCTTCAACTTCTTCTCTAAGCTGTTGTACAAACCCAAACTCCGCAGCATTCAATACCGCCATTTTTTGTTCTACTTTCTGTCTATCCTTATTCAACTCATTTAAGCTAAACACTAAGAACTTAGCTCGCTCTGATATTTCATCTATATTATGTACTTTATCGTCTAAAGTAAATGTATTGTTATCGTCTTCCATATTACCCTCTATTTAAAAATGTCTTGCCAGTTACCTGTGGTACTAGCTCGTGAATATTCTGTAGCGCGATTCTCAAAAAAGTTTGCGTGTTCTACAGCGTTTAACATATAGTCTAACCACTTTAAAGGATTTTCCTTGCTTCCAAAAATCTCTTTCAAGCCTAGACCTAGTAGTCTGCGATCTGCAATATATCGAATATATGCTTTTACTTCTTCAGGGGTTAGATCAGGTACATCGGCACCTTCAAAACATAAGTCAATAAACGCATCTTCTAGTTCAACGGTACGCTCCGCTGCACAATAGATCGCATACTTTAGATCATCATTCCATAACTCAGGGTTCTCTTGTATGAAAGTACGGAAGAGCTTTGACATACCTTCCACGTGTAAACTCTCATCTCGAATAGACCACGTAACGATCTGACCCATACCTTTCATCAAGTTGTGACGAGGAAAGTTCAACAAGATAGCAAAACTACTAAATAGCTGTACTCCTTCGGTAAAACCTGAGTAGATAGCCATAGTTTTAGCTATATCCATCTTAGTTTCCATACCAAAATCACTAAGATATTCATGTTTGTCCATCATAGCTTTATGTTTCGTGAACTCTTGGTACTCTTCTTCTGGAAAGCCTAACGTCTCTAGTAATAAAGAGTACGCTTCTTGGTGAACAGCTTCCATAGCCGCAAAAGAAACTAACATCATTCTTACTTCTGGCTGTTTAAATGTAGGTAAATAGTGCTTAGCATATCCACAACATACATCTACATCTGCCTGAGTAAAGAAACGAAAGATCTGCGAAAGCAATACTTTGTTTCCTGGAGTTAGCTTCTCTCTAAAATCTTTTAAATCATCTGCAAGGTTTACTTCATCGGGCAACCAGTGCATGTGTTGCTGTTCTTTATAATGTTCAAATGCCCAAGGGTAATTAAACGGTTTATAATACTCTCTTTCTTCTAATAAATTACTCATTCGTACACATCCCCTAACCAGGCTTCTATATCAGCCTTACTTTTGACACCAGAAAAGCGTTTTAAAGCTTTTCCAGTGGCATCTACCAAAATTACTGTAGGTACACCACGTACCCCATATGATCGTGCTAGTACTTGTTCCTGATCAACATCCATTGTCTCAACGGGGACAGGTAAATCTATATCGTCTAGTGTCTTTGTCAACGCTGCACAAGGTCTACACCAGTCTGCACTAAATTTTAATAATTTCATCTTATCCCTCACACGCTAAACATTCGTTCTCGTCAATACTATCTAGAACATACTGTCGCAAAGCTTGCTCTGACACATTGTCTGCTCTCTTCATAGCTTCACTTCGAAGATAATACAAAGTCTTGACTCCTTTCTTCCACGCACTCATATGAATTGCATGTAGTTCTTGCTTTGATACGTTAGCAGGGAAGAACACATTCAAAGACTGGCTTTGACAGATGTACTGTTGACGATCTGCGGCATGTTGTATAACCCATTTCTGGTCTATTTCTACACCCGTTTTAAACACATCTTTAGTATGCTGATCTAAGAAGTCTAAATGTTGCACGCTTCCGCCGCTTGTCGTTATACTAGACCAAACCTCAGCTGTATCCATATCCAACTCCTGCAGAGCGTGTTCCAAATACTCGTTTTTAAGCAGACTAGATCCTGACTTAGTTTTTTGAGTAAAGGCATTAGCGCGATAAGGCTCGATGCTAGGGCTAGTGTTACCACAAATAATACTGCTACTGGCATTAGGAGCAACGGCCAACAAATGGGCATTACGTACCCCATAACCGATACCGTCTGGGCATTCTCCTCTTTCTTCTGCGAGTTGTCTTGTTGCACGTACTGCCTCCGATTTTATTCTTTTAAACATTGTGTGATTTGAGCTTGCTGCCCACATACTTTCAAAAGGAATATCTTGTCGCTGTAAATAAGCATGAAAGCCCATTGCACCTAAACCGATACTTCTTTCACGTTCTGCACTTAACTTTGCTCGGTAAAGCTCATCAGGAGCATTATCAATAAAGTAAGTTAAAACATTATCTAACATTCGTACTAAATCAGGAATGAATTGATCGTTGTCGCACCACTCGTCGTACTCTTCAAGGTTGACGCTCGACAGGCAACAAACTGCAGTACGTTCTGCACTTGTCGCAAGTGTTATCTCAGAGCATAGATTTGAGTGATGCACCTGTAGACCTAAATCTTTCTGAAATTGAGGTAAAGCGTTCTGAACCGTATCTTTGAACATAATATAAGGTTCGCCAGTCTCAACACGGTTTTGGATAAGTTTAACCCAAAGTGTCTTCGCTGATACAGTTTTCGTAACTTTACCACTATGAGGGTCTACTAGATCCCAGGAATCGTCGAAGCCTTCTACAAGAGTGGCTTGTTCGATTATTTTCATAAAGTCGTCGCCCACCACAACACCATGATGGACATTAACAGATTTTCTATTAACATCGCCTCCAGTTGGCTTGCGAACGTCCAGAAACTCTTCAATCTCTGGGTGACTAACTTCCAAATACCCTGCATAACTTCCTCGTCTTGTAACACCTTGTGAAAAAGCTAACATCTCTGCGTCAACTACTTTAATGAACGGGATTACTCCAGTACTCTCTGACCCCGCAGAGGTTTTAGATCCAACACTACGTACCTCGCTCCAAGAACCGCCTATGCCGCCTCCAACAGAAGAAAGAAACGCATTCTCCGTATAATGACCTGTAAGACCTTGTCTGCTATCCTCTACAAAGTTTAAAAAGCAGCTAATAGGTAAACCACGTTTACTGCCACCGTTGCTAAGAACAGGAGTAGAAAACATAAACCAAAGTTTACTAGCATAGTCATATAATCTTTGTGCATGCTCTTCATTGTCCGAAAAAGCGTTAGCAGCCCTAGCAAATGCATCTTGAGGAGAAGTCTCTCCTTCTAGTAAGTATCTGTCTTCTAGAGTTTTTATACTAAACTCTGAAAGGTACTTGTCTCTGTTATAATCAATCTTCATTTATTAGTTTTCCTTCGATGTCGTTTATATTCTCGACTCCTATTGCATCATCGCAATATGTTAGTAAATCCATTAGTTCGTAATTCTTTAGTATCTGTTCTGCGTGTAAGTTTACAGATTGTATATATTTATATGAGCCGCCTAAAGGAACTGCATCGTACACACTCATTGCGTCTCCGAACTGCTCGATGAGACTTTGAGCACGCTTTGGCCCTACTCCCGGGATACCTGGTACATTATCTCCTGCATCTCCAGTTAGGCACTTAAGAGATATATACTCTTCAATAGATACATTATAGTGATCTCTCCAATTGGCTTTAGTAACTTCCTTTCGTGTCACATAAGAGAATCGGGAAACAGTGTCATTAATCAGTAAGTCCCAATCTCGGTCACTAGATACTAGCCATACTTTATCTAGTCCGTAACGAGCTTGAAACTTTACTAAGTGAGCTGCGATATCATCAGCCTCTACACCATCATAGCGCAATACGGGGTACATATTCTCTAATGCGGCTAAAGTCTTTTCGTATTCTTGGAAGAATGCTTTAAACGCTGCTGCCTCTTCCTCTGTTTGCTCTGCGTACTTCTCTTTTCGATTCATTTTGTATCCAGGGTCAAGATTCTTGCGGTAAGAAGAAGATCCTTGGTCTGCTGTGATTATGATCTTCTCACAGTTATATGAAGCCGCTAAAGATTGTACTGTTGCTATGTAATCCTGTACAAAGTCTGTTTTTCCGTTATGCTTCCAGCGAAACGCTAAGTTAAGTGCGTCTACTACAAGTGTGGTTCCTTCATCTTTTTGAAGCTTTTTCATAAAGTCAAAAGCCATGGTTTTTCTTCTCCCGAGCTGTCTAACGCAGCTACCTCTTGATAATGTTCGTCTCATGAATGAAATGTATCTCCTCTTGTGCTAGCCAATCCTCGGCTAACATAACATAGCACCCCAACCAATTGATATGAATATATTTAGTATTCTTAGGCAATTCATCTACTACTACGAATACCTTTGATCTGTTATACTTGAAGAACAACATAGGCTCCTGATCTCCGCCCTTTGCCTGTTGAACTACCTTTTTCCACCAACGAATAAGATTATTAGTCTTCTCAGCTGTAAACAGCTTATCAGTTAATGGAGACTCTGCATAGTTCTTTATCTCTATGCAGTACTTATTGGCCTCTCTGGGTACGTACAAATCCCCTTTTAAATATTCTAAAGCCCCCGAAGCGGGGACTCTTTCAAACTTTAAGCCTGTGCTCTCTCTTAACATATCCCTTACTAAGTACTCACCTCGGGCACCTTTTGCTCTTGAATCTACCATTCTAGTTTACTCACATTTCCATCTTTGACAACTTCTATCTTATCTAACAGCGGGTGCGTCCAGCCGTGTGATACTATATAGGTGTTCAGTTCATCTTCTTTTATTAACAATTCTACCATCTTTTCTCTACCTACCTCATCTAATACATTGATGACCTCATCTAGAAATAGTATATTGATTTTAGACTTTGATATACTACTCATTAGTTTGCGTATCGCAATAAGAGTAGCAGTATTTACCCTTGCTAGTTCTCCAGACGAAAGTGCAAGAATGTCAACAGTGTTACCGTTGTCCGTAATTTCTACGTTTAACTTGTCTTTCTCCACATTGAACCCTAAAGTAAACCTACCGTCTGATAACTCTGCAAGATAAGTATTAGCTACATCTTCCAGCTCTACCACTAGGTTTTCTATCTTATACGCCAGTAATCCATTTGTACTAAATGACTTCTTTAGTACCTCTAGATTCGCATCTAACTTGGCGTGTTGGTTCAAGGTTTTAGTAGCTTCACCTAGCTGTGTAATAAAGTTTTGCGTCTGTTCCTGTATAACTTGTATACGAGTATTACGTTTGGTAATGCCAGTATTTTGATCAGCCAAGAGTCGCATCTCGTCCCTTTTAACTTTAAGTCTGAGACTAAGATTTTCTACTTCTACTAGCAGGTCGCTTTCCGACACTAGCTTGGTAGGCAGACCTCGATCTATAGACCTAAATAGGTCAGACCACTTTCTCTCTAAATCTATTGCATGCTGTACTTTCTGATTCTTAAAGTTAGCATCTTCTATCACACCTTCTAATACTTCGATCTCTATATCACAAGAGTCTCTCTGTTTAATCTCAGCAGAGATCAAGTCACGTCTAAACTCTTCATTGATAGGCTGATCACAAACGTGGCAGCTACTTTTTAATTTAACTATCTTCTCTAACGATTTTACTGCCTGTAACCTCTTGGCTTTTACTACGTAGAGAGCCTCTTTGTGCTCTGTAGTAGGTACTTTCTCTCCTGGAGAGCCAGCCTGGGCTTTAGCTAAATCTACGTCTTTCAGCATGCTTACTAGACTATTATTTTTTGATATTTTATTATTATTTTCCGTGATATTTTTAATTTCTAAAGATAAAGTACTTAATCGCTTCTCGTCTTCTTCTGTAGAAATATCAATATTTATCAAAGGAAGTATATTGGTATCACTCAATTTATTATCTGTCAACCACTTATCTATCGTTGCAATCTTTGCTTGAACCGAAGAAACCAAGGAGCTAGATTCTTTGGATGCTTCTTTGAATATATCGAATAACTCAACATATTCTTCAAGATGTAACAGGTCAATCAAGAACTTCTTTCTGTTAGAGTCAGTAGCTGTAAGAAACTGCAGACTCGCATTAGTATTTTGGTATACTAACTGGGAGAAGGTCTTGAAGTCTACTCCTATTATCTCTTGTAATGTTTTGTAAGTATTAGTAGCTGTATGGCTAGATATATCTTCACCATTGTGTTCTAATTTTACTTTTACAGAGCTTTTTCTGTTTATAGATATTTTGTACTCATTGGCTCCTTTTGAGAATTCCAATGATATACTGTACCCATTGTTTACGTATCTATTAGGTATATCTGCTTTCTTGATACCTTTAGAGTTTTTGTTGTATAATGCTTCCTCTATAATTAACGGGATGGAAGATTTACCCATCCCGTTAGTACCAATGATCTGCGTTACTGTATTGTCATCGAGATTCAACTCGTTACCAGTACCATAACTAAAGCAGTTATCCCAGTTGAGCTTTTTGAGAGTAATCATTGTAAGTTCCTATAATATCGGGTATTTTTTCTTCTTCTATTTCTAAGATGTAAGTCAAGTACTCAACCAACTCTTGCTCTATAGTCATATCAGCACCAATAACTAAACTGGTCTCTGTATTACGTTTAACTACTTTCTTGTCTAACAACTCTGAGTCTTTTACGTTTGCCAAGTCCTGAATATCACCCTCTACCTCATAGATAGTGTGGTCGTACTCGGTGGCAATCATATCGTCTGTGTTAGATACTGTTTTTCTAAGCAGCTGAGGTAGTTGGAAAGGATACCATAACCAATCCCAAGTGTCTTCCGAAATTAGCAAGTAACCTGTCTCTACTTTATTCCTGTGAAACGAGGTAGTCATTGGGCTACCTGGGTATACTATATTTCTTTGAGTGTTGCTATGTGAGTGTAGATCGCCAGCAAATACTACTGGAAACGCATCAAACATATCTAGATCTACTTCTGGTTTAACATGGGGAGGTATCTCTCCTCTCACGTGGGTAAACAAAGGCTGGGAGGCGTCAAAATGGTCAATAATACCTTTACGATGCAAGTCTGCATAGGGAAGTATACCGAATCCTAGATCATCATCTATGTAGGATATATCTATCACTGTTACTAAAGGGTTTATATCTTTTGATGCTTTTTTGAGGTTAGTAAAGAATGTTTTATGCTTCTTAGTTGCTTCATGGTTCCCATCATATATTATGGTAGGTATCTGAACATTCCTGATAAACATGAAGTACAACTCAAGCTCTTCCATTGTCGGCAACCTATCAAATAGGTCGCCTCCAATGATGTGCATATTACACTCTTTTTCCAACTCATGAACCTGTTTGAAGAACATTTTATATCTGTTCTTCGCCCAGTCAACTGGAACATTCTTCTGCCCCAGTTTAATATGCCAATCTGCTGTGAATAGTATCATACTACTTTAAAATCCTACTTTGAATTCGTCTTCTAGAGATTCATCTACATTATCGTCGCTACCTTTACGGATGCGATCAAGAAGCTCTTTCTGAGCGTCAGGAGTGGGTCGAGCCATTACTAGATCCATTGATTTAAGATCTTTGATAGCTGCTAACTCATCGTCGTCCAAAGCGCGAGTTTTGCACTTTAACGCTTGTAATTGATATTCGATGTTGTATGCTAGTGGCCCAGTTTTTACTCGTTTGAAAGTAATATCCCAGCCTGATTCTACGTCTGTAGGGTCGCCCAAGTCTTCAGCAGCTGTGATTACTTGTTCCCATAATTTTTTCTTCAAGTTTAGTACTTTAACTTGGCCATCTTTAGGATCGATACACTGTGTAGCATAAGACCAACCACATTTAAGGTCAGGGTAGTACTCACGAACCCAGTCTTTTTCTTTGTTAGTAAACGCTTCTGCGTCACGGTCAAAAGAAAGACACTCTAAAGGTAGATTTTTGTCGTTCTCGCCTTTAATCCAGTAAACATAACGTGCAAGAATATCGCCAACGATACGAACTTTATTGTCGCCGTCTACGTACTTGTAAGAGTTGTTTGAGGATTTTTGTGCTGAACCTTTTTGCTTATTGAATGAAATTGCCATTGTTTTACTTTCTCCGGTGGGCTTCTTCGTATATAAAGTGGATTTGTCCATCTTCTATAAAAAGTAGTCTGTTTTGGTTTATTAAATCTATTAGTTGTGGAGCGTGACGCACACTCAAAGTCTTTTTATTAAATGCAATATAATCGGCTAATTTGCGTCTAGAAGCCAATGCAATATATACTGCTACCTCCTTAGAATCATACTTAAAAGCATAATCTAAAAGAGCATCAGGAGCTAATAAAAAGGAATCTCCTGAAAAGCTTTCACCCATGTACTTATACAATGGGTCATACCTATTAAAAGGTATCTTCTTCTTATGAAGCATGTGGAGAATCTCTAACACATTGTTAGAGCTCCCCTCCGCTTTTTCGTAAATCTTCTTCCAATTAAATAAGAGCATTATTATACCAAATAATTAAGCGTTTGTCAAGAACTATTTTTTTAAATGTATGTGATCTCATAACCTTCTTTCATATAGTGTCCTATACGATTGGACGCTTGCCTTTTGGCTGTGTTACCTTTCAATTGAATATCAACTATTACAGGTTGTACCTTGCCTTCTCTCTTTCGTATAACTCGGCCGACTAATTGAGTTAGGAGGGGCTCATTATTGATAGGAGTCCCAAGAATAAGACAAGATAGTACGTCCACGCTAATGCCCTCACTAAAAATACTTTGAGTGCCAAATAAAATATTCTTGCTAGTATGTTTAATTTCATCTATTATCTCTTCTCTTTGCTCATGCGGGACGTCGCCCGTAACACAAACTGCTTTTTCACCTGCTAATTCGGCGCATACCTTCAAAAACTGGACACGATCGCTCACTACGAGCACTTTATGCCCTTTTGCGGCGTAGGCCGCAGCCAGCATAGCGACTGTGTGTATATATTCCTCATTAGTGGACAATGCTGTTACACGGTTTGCCCAAGGTGTCTTGTTGCCATCCATAAATCTTACTTCAGATTGTACTAGATGGACTTTAGGAACCATATAGTTCTCTTTAGGTGGTTTATATACTTTACTGCCAAAGTAATCTCTAAACACAACATGTTTCCCATCTTTTCTTTGTATCGTGCCAGACAGACCTATCTTATATCTACAGTAATTTGAATCTAGTAGTTTGGAAAAGGTCGGACTACTAACGTGGTGCATTTCATCTAGAATGATAGTGCCGAATTCCTTCTTTATCTTGTCTATATTTCGGTATAAAGTTTGTGTATTGCCTATGACTATAGGACTATCAATTTCAAACTTTCCACTGCCTATAATTCCAGCCTTAAAACCATAGACTTTCTCTACTTCTTTCGCCCACTGATTGCGAAGAGGTACAGTGTGTACAATAACAAGAGTTTTTAAACCAAGTTTACCTGCCATGGCTAAACCTGTAAAAGTCTTACCCCAACTGACCCAAGCGTTTACTATGCAGTTGTCATCGAGGTCGTCATAAACCTCCTGTTGACTAGCACGTAACGGGAACTTAAAGTCAGGAAAGTCTGCTTTCGGCATTAAACGCTTATCGATTATCTCGTAATTAGTCGGGATAAGATCTGTTCTTCCTATTGGAATAGAGATCAAACCCGTTCTAATTATTGACATATTCTTAATAACCTGTGGAGGGTCACTAGGATTATGCGAGGCAATCATATACGTAAGCTCCTTATCGATCTCTAATTGCAAATCGATAGGAACTTCCATATATATTCTGTTGCTAATTACTGCTTTCATTTAAGTCCACTGGGAATAGTTCATAAATAATTTCACCGCATGCCTTGGCTAAGTCCATGTGCTCTTTTTGTGTTCCGTTACCAGAGCGAATGTCAATATAGTGTATCCAACTACGAAGAGAACCACTAACATATAACCTAGACTTTGTTAAGCCTTCTGGCAATAATGCTCTAGCCTGCTCTTTCGCGATACCTAACTTAATAGCAGCTTGGTATTGTTTTTTACACATCCATTCTACACGGCTTTGAATGCGAAACCATTCTGTTTCAATTTTTAGATCGTCTACTTCTACCGAGTTTTGACGATTCTTTTCATCTTGCATCCTGGCTTCACGTTTCTCAAACATATCATCAAACGCCTGGTCAGGGTTTGCGTATCTCTGGGAAAACTCTTGGAAAGTGAAAGACCTATGACGAAGTAACTGTCTAGCTATATCTCTAGTAGTCTCTATTTCTAGACACACATTTACCATCTCAAGAGGAGACCAGTGTTTATGTTTTACTAAGTACTTTACCAGTTTTTCACTCGTAGCACTATTATTCTGATTACTAGGGTTACTAACTCTAGCACAGTATGCCACAAGCTCTAAGGGAGTTTTATCCCTTTGTGGAGCCGCACTATGGCTGATAATCTTAACCTTCATCTTCTACTTCCATTTTTGCAATTATATATTTCTTGACGAACTCACTTCTTACGATGTCGTCAACCCCGAACTCAATAAAATCGAACTCTTCCATCCTTTCTAATACTTTTAGCCAAGATAGTAGCTCGTTACGTTTAAGATCACTTTGTCTAAAGTCACCACAGAACATGATTCTGCAATTCTCTCCTACACGAGTAATAATAGAGTCTAGCTCATGGAAACTCATATTCTGGCATTCGTCTACTATAATGACTGCATTTCGTAGTGTTATGCCTCGAATAAAAGAAGTAGTCATAAATTGAACTATGTTCTTTTGTTTCATAATCTCATATGCGTCACCTCTATCAAATAAATGTGTTGCCACATCTTTGTAGGGCTCTTCATACACTGCTGACTTCTCTTTCTCACTCCCCGGAAGGAATCCGATGTCTCTAGTGGGTACAGCGCTTCTAATAATAATTAGAGTGTCTGCATACCCTTTTTCAATGTCGTCATACGCTAGATATGACGATATAAAGGTTTTACCTGTGCCTGCAAGTCCATGCATTACCAGATTATTGTTTGATTCAAAAGCCGCTAACTGATTTTTTGTTAGAGGCTCAATCTCTTGTAGCCTCAAATTCATGTTTTGCGTCTGTTGTCCTCTATTTCGTTTTTTCAAACCTTTCTCCGTGTCTTTTTCTTTCGGCTATCTGAATATTCGTATAATATCCATGGTAGCCCAGATAAGTAGAGTACTCCTGCAAAAGCCATAGTAGCTTCTGGAGGTCTTGGTACTGAGAACGGGCTAGAAGTGTTTTCTAGCCAAAGTAAACAATATTCATCTCTTAGTTCTTTCTTTTTAATTCTAGAGTACTGAAGGCTGCACCAAGTACTTTTCTCGTAGATAAAAGGTCTACCCTTACTATCTATGAAAGTCTTTTGGCTCTGCTTTAATAATCCATTGAAAGAGTCTATCTGTCGCTTCAAAGGAAACATACTAGGGTAGGATGTCTGCAACCTACGAACTCCGAGTGTATCTCCTTTCATATTTCTATCGTCTACAACCTTTCCATCCATGAACATAAGCCCATCGGAAAAGCTCCAATCCTCGTGAGGAAGAACATATATAGGAAACTCTACGTTCCTCACATCTTTAAGGGTTATTACCATTATCTACTAGCCATCATGTACAGGCCTACATTAGCGAAAGCATAGCCAATATATGTGTACAACATAGGAAGATTATTAAACTTATAATACTGCTCCAGACCGACATATAGATATATACCTCCAGTTAATGCAATTAATCCACCGCTCATTGTATCCACCCTAGATTCACCATGCCTGACGCTATAATGAAACAACAAGTAATCATATTAAATAAAACCCATATAGTACGTACTATAGCTACCTTATCTGCCTTTCTATTGTCTTCGAAAGCTTTTGTACCCATGGCTTTACACCAAATCTTCCACATATCAGAGATATAGCTTTTCATACTTGCCCATCGAATAATCACCGCCAATCTCGAAGTCACAGCCCACAGGTGCACCCGGTATAAATATACCCCTATCTTGTTGAATGTATTTTTGAAGTTGCTCACAGTAATCCTCTATCTCATCGTCTGGAACCTCTGCTAGAATACTATCGTGTACTAGAGCAAAGATTCTGCTTTTCATCTTCTTAGCTTTGATATGTTCGTTCATATCAATGCCACCCATTAAATTAATATCAGAAGCAGCAGACTGCACCAGAAAGTTAAGACCACTCCTAACACTACTACTTGCGATACTGTTATCTGTAGAGGCGACATTTGGTAATCTCCGTTTGCGACCGAAATAACTATAGATAAACCCATTTTTCTTAATGAAGTCTTCGTTATTGTCAATCCATGCTTTTAATTGGTGAAACTCATTGAAATAATCACTGATAGTCTCTTGGGCTTCTTGTTTACTAAAGTATTTACCTGAATCTTTGGTAACTTGTTCACTGATTTTTGCAGGCCCAGCACCATACATAATGCCGAAGGTTACTGCTTTAGCTGCTTGGCGTTTATCGCCGAATAGCTCTGCTACGTCTTCTACGGCACATGGTAGTCGAAATACTTTGTGTGCAATAGTTGAGTGAAAGTTACCACCACTACGGAACACATCCATAAGGGCTTTATCTTTTGCTAGTACCGCTGCTACATATACCTCTGCTGTTGTTAAATCCATTGCCACTATTTGATGGCCTGGAGCAGCTTTGATACAACCTTTAACAGTAGGGTTGTCACGAGGCAGCTGCTGCATATTAAGTTTACCACTACTAGATAAACGACCTGATGTTGTAGTGTGTAAGTTAAATCCAGTACGTAATCTACTATCACGGTCAAGCTGTGGTATGATCTTATCAAGGTACGTGTTCTTGATCTTACTTTTCTGTCGAATGTCAATAATAAGTGCAGGTACTTCAGACTTTTGAGACAGCTCAGTTAGTACTTCTACATCGGTACTGTTTGCTCCTGTGCCGGTCTTCTTGCCTGTAGGCTGTAGACCGATAAAATCGAATAAAAGTGCTCGTAATTGCATCGTACTGTTAGGGTTGAACTCTTTGCCCTGAATTTTCTCGAACTCTGCAATCTTAGGATTTTTATACAACCCCGCTACGGCTTTATCAATGTCTACTTGCATAATATCTTGAGATGCTAATAGACGGCCTTGATCAAATGGTACACCATTATCTTGTACATCTGTTAAGAAGCGGCAGCCAGGAATAAGTATATTCTCGTATACAGACTTGAGTTTAACATTGCCTAGTATTTTAACAAACTTTTCGTATAAAAGGAATGTACACACAGCATCTAGTGAGGCATATGTGTACATAGTATCAAACGGAATCAAATCCCAAGTAAAGTCTTTCTTTAACATGCCAGTTTGCTTTCTATAGCTGTCCATCCAGTCATACATTGGCTTCTCATAGTCGCCATACTTAGTGTACTTTAGAGAAAGCTCTTTTAGACCGTGACGTGAGTTCTCATCAATGATGTAGTGTAATAGCATTGTGTCTTCAAAACGTGGGAACTTGAAATTGAAATGGTACTCAAAGAATGCAATATCGAACTTAGCATTGTGAAAGATAACTCTCTTCTTTGTGAATAGCTCCTGCAGTAATTCCTCAGATTTCTCGTCTAAGCAAGTGGTGTCTATGTATACACCTTCATCTGGTCGGTAAGATAGGGATAAGCCTAGAATATGACCATCTCTAGGGTACAGGCCAGTGGTCTCGGAATCTAGTGCAACGTAATCTAAGTCCCAATCTATAGCTTTCTGAAAGTAATCATTAGCTTCGTCCGTATCTTGAATACCGCGAGCTACAGTCTCATCAATTACTACTTCTTGAACTTCTCCGTTGATATATGCAATGATACTATCTCTAGAAGAGTCCCACGTGCTACGAGCTTCTGGTTTGAAAGCGAGCATGGCAGGATTAATTACAGGCAAGAACTTATCCTCTATGCATTTGCCAGAGTATTCCGTAACTGAATTAATTTTGGTAAAGTACTTTAGTGCGTCAGATCCGACTAAAATGATCCAGTCATAGGCATCGATATCAATCTCAATATCGCAGTCCTTCTTTAAGACTTTCTTTAGTGTTGGGTCTGAGCATAGCTGATACTGGTCGAATTCAAAGGCGCTATCGAACTCTTGTTTGAAGCGTGTTCTACTTGGTTTAGTTTCTACTAATGCAACTTTAGGCATATAATTTTTCTCTTAGTTTACGTACTCGTTGTTCGGTTAATGCGCCAGGGTCGGTATTGTTTAAGTGAATGTTTCTACACACCAACTCTACCTGCTCACACATTTCTTTAACTTTAGATGCTGCTTGCTGTCCGGCATCGTCGCCGTCAAAGAAAATGTCTACACTGTCTATCCCTTGTATTTTTAGCATGGATAGCTTATCTGTATTTATATTCTTTGTTCCAAAACAGCAAACAGCATTATCTAAACCTTTATCGTGCAAATTAATCATATCGTATATACCTTCTACTAATATGATTGCACCTTGTATTGGTTTTACTACAGGAAATAATGGCATCCTTGCCCCCGCTGGAGTGATCATGTATTTCGGAATTCCTTGAGCTGTATGTCTACCGTTAAAGGCTACTATTCTGCCTGACATATCTCGTACAGGAAAAACGATTCGACCAATGTGATCTTTGTCTACACTGTTAAAGGCTTCGAATCGTCTGTAGGTTTCCGGTTTTATATCTCTCCAGTTTCCAATATAAGGTACCGCACTTTTGGGAAAAGACAAACCAATGCTCTCAGCGCGTTTTTCGTTTATACGCTTCTTTAAAAGTTCACGCTTTAATTGCAGTTGGTTTGCCTTTTCCCCAAAATGCGTAAATAGATTACCTTTGTACTCACAACTAAAACATTGGAATACTCCAGTAATCTGATCTACCCGCATACTAGGATTTCTATCAGGATGCTCAGGATTTATGCACTTGACCAAGAAGTCTTGACCTTTATATACATACTCTACTTTCTTGCTTTCTAGTAAATCCTGAACATTCATATTAGTATTCTACTTTTCTTCTGGTTAATTCGTTACGGATTTTTTGTTGTACTTTTGGTACTGCTCTCGCTAATTCTTTTACTAACTCTGTAGTAGAGGTAGTTTTCATATAGAAATGTTGAGTAGAGTACTTCTGTGCTTTACGGTCTAACAATACTTTTTGTGAAGGTTTGAACTTAATTGGCATTTTACTTTCCTATATGTTTTATGTTGTCTAGTGGGATTACTTGGTACGCACCTTTGTTGTAGGCAGGAGCCAAAGTATATTGTTTAGATACTTCTTTTTTATAACTGGTGTCAGGTTTGCTGGCAATACCCATCATAGGCTGAGACGGATAATCTATAGTCTCCCTACGGTAAGGTGTGTCAAAAGTGGGTAATAAGGTAGTTCGCCTTACAACAGGAGATGCTTTCTTAACTCTTTTAGTAGCCTTGCGTTTACGACCAGATGTAGTGTAATTAATACTTCCGCTTACTATCATGATTATACTCCTCTCATTTAAGAAAGATATTATATCAAATTATAAAGCAAATGTCAAGAACTATTTTGTTAGATGTCGTCTATGGGTTCGTCTGAACGATTTTCAGCATCCGCTTTCTCGTTAGGCGTAAGAGTGGACTCAGGACCTATCTTCAAGGTCTCCCAGCACATTTTAGACGAAAAGGACTTCATGGATGCGGAGCGCATCTTCACACAGTTCAATGTCATACAGTTATCTTCCTGCTCCCAAGTTTCTATCGAATACGCCGCATCTGCCGCATCTAGGATACCTTTTGCAAAACGGGCTTCGCCACTTGCATCAGTTTGGTAAGGTGAGAATACTGGTACTTCAAATTCTTGTGCCATAGCTTTCAAGGCTTTACTAACTTCGATTTGCTCCGTCCAATCATATTGACCGCCACGTGAGGGTAGATTGGAACGCTTTACTTGGTTGATATAATCGACAATCACCACACCTACGTCTAGAGTTTTAACCTTCTTATCAAGTTCTGCTCTGATCTTAGACAGTGTTAGAGAGGGATCATAGACTACATCCAGCTGTTGAGTCGGGAGGAGCTCACAGGTGGTAGTAAGTTCATGATGAAACCTATCAAAATCACGATTTTCTCTATACTCTTTCAAACGTTCCTGTCCTTTCTCAAAACGAGCTGCCCACCATGAAGCTACTTTCTCCCACTCAGGCATACTAAGATTCTTAGTACGTAAGCGAGCGAAAGGTATCTCCGTAGCGATAGAGCAGCATCTTTGCAGAATAGATCTGCTATCCATCTCAATAGTGAAATAAATAGCAGTCTTTCCTGAATTGAATACATTATTCGCGACATTAGAACAGATAATGGACTTACCTGCCCCTCGTTTACCACCCACTAGGATTAGATCCCGTGGGGAGAACTTGATCTCATGATCGTATTCAGTATTAAGGCCGAGGGGTAGATAATTACCAATATCTTCATCATCTTCAAACAAGGTAATACGTTGCATACTATCTTGTGGTCGTTCTAGGTCTACTTTATTTTCGACATCTAGTACGATCTGATGGAGATGATTTACTGATTCTTCTGCATCTTCAAAAGCTACAGAATTCTCAATATAGTCCTCAAGTGAGTTCAAGATCTCTTTCTGAGCGTACTCATTCTTGAGATACTCCAAAAGCATGAAGGCATCTGCATCCACCTCAACGGCTTCAATTGCATACAACTTCTCTCGAACCCCGCTATCGCGGATTTCAAACTTGAGGTCGTCAAATGTAGGCATTTTGTGATATTTTTCACAATGATGATCTATGATTCCATACAGAGAATGATACTCCGTTGGTAGATAATTCTTGCGACAGCTAGTCCAGGTCTCGAAGTCCTGTAGCTCAAGCACTTGCTTTATAAGAGCACTAGCAATATTCAATCAAAATTCTCCCGATTTGACATTCTAAAAAAGCCCCTGGAACTGGCCCAGAGGCTTATAGTTTAACAACTACTTATTAAGCAGTTGCTTTTTCTTTCTTTGAAGCGCCATCGTAGTCAGAAGCGACCAAGCCACGGCGAGTAAGCATAGTTTTAACACCACGTGCAGTTTTACCAATCGCATCAGCGATTTGCTCAACAGTCATACCGTCGATGTCATTAAGGTCTGCAAAAGGATCTGCTTTCGTAGAACCTTTAGTTTCTTTTTGCTTAGGAATTGCAGTAATCAATTCAGCACGTAATAAGCTAAGAGCTTTACCACGAACACTGTTTACAGATTTGCCTAAGGCTTCTGCGATTTCTTCAACGAAAGAACCACCATTTACTAGATCAACGAAAACAACTTCTTCCGCATCAGTATAAGTCTTTACAGACTCTACTTTAGGAGCAGGTTTAACGTGACCAGTCAATTCCATAGACAAGATCTTGCCTTGGATTGATTTAGGTGAGTACGCGCCATCTTCGAAATGACCCGCGATATCAGCGTAAGTGTAATCACCGCTGTTATCTGTAACAAAAGCTAAAAGAGTTGCTTCTTGAGCTTCTGAGAACGCACGAGTGGCTGATGCAGAAGCTAGTTCTACGTCGAAACCCATCTTGCGAAGTTTGCTAGAAACTGAGCGTGGGCTAGTCTCTAACTGATCTGCTGCTTCTGCAACAGTAGATTGTGATACAGGTGACTCGTCACCGATGAATGCTGTTAATTGAGCTGTACGCTCGTCTGTCCACTTAGGAAGTGCCATTTTTAATTCTCCAAGAATTGTTGTAGGTTAGTTATAATTTGTACGCCAGCGTCTCTGGCTTTTTGTGTTTTTTGAGACTCTATACCACTCTCATTAACTAGAATGGTAACGTCTCGTGTCAAAGAAGCCTTAATCGCGTAACCGTTCTGTTGTAGTATCTCTGAGGCTTCAGCTTTAGTTTTATAAGATTTTAACTTGCCTGAGATACATACTACTCCTTTCTGGGCTAGTACGACTTGTGGTTTCTCGAACTTGAAAGAGAATGGATGATCTAGTAGCGCAATGCCATTCTCACTCAGGTATGAAAGTAGGTTGTCTGTGGCTTTTGGGCCTAAGCCCGCAGCATCACAATTATCTACATTAATATCGTGTATTGTATCGCACACAGTTGCTAATTTTTTAGCTGCTGTGTTGCCGATCAAAGGGATACTAAGTGCAGGAAGTACTACATTCATTGGCACATTCTTTGATACTTGTATTTCAGCGAAAAGCTTCACACCAATCTTCTCAGATTCTAGGATAGACACTAAGTCATCTTTAGTCAGCAAGTACAACTCTTGTGAAGTTGTGACCCCTAATTTCTCGATAGCTTTTGGTCCGAGCCCTTTGATCTTGAGGGTCTTTGCAAAGTGTTCTAGCTTTTTGTGAATTTTTGTACCGCAAGATGTGTTTTTGCAAAACAAAAGATTATTTATGACAACGATAACAGAGTTACACGATGGGCAACTTGTAGGTGGTTCGATATATGTCATAGATGATTCCTTAATTTTGAAAAGATATTATATCGTAAGTTTAAGATAAAGTCAAGAGTTATTTTTTTATGGGTCATACGCGTCTGACGACTCTGGGAATGATCTCCCCAGAGCGAATAATTTCTACGTCACATCCAATCTCTAAGTCCAACTCTCTAATATAGTCTATATTATGAAGAGTGGCTCTTGACACAGTAGCATCTCCTACCAATACTGGCTCTAGTATTGCAACTGGACTAATAATACCTGATTTACCTACTTGCCAGACAACATCTAGTAGTTTTGTAACTACACCCACCTGCTTTTCCTTAAGAGCGAACGCTCCATGAGGATGCTTGGCAGTATAGCCTAGAGAGGCAAATAAGTAGTTATCATTGATACGGTAGACAATACCATCTTGCGGAAAGCCTGCTGTCATATGAGTATGTACAGTGTTGAAGCCTTGAAGGGCTAACCGATCCATATCTTCTGCCCAGCTTACTAAACCGTTATCACACTGTAGCCCGTAGGCGTAAAAGTAAGTAGACCTGCTATCAAACTCTTTAGTACACTTGAGGTTCAGTGACCCCGCAGCGTAGTTACGAGAGTTTTCAATATTATCAGGAGCTACTAGCTCGCCAGTGATCTGTACTACGCCACTTTCTAGTATTTGTGCAGGTACTCGCAAAGCCATCTTATCTGTAACATCTCTACCAAAGATACCATCGCCACGCGTAAGAGCTTGAGTAAATTCTCCGTTAATGTAAACTAGAGACACAGCAGCACCGTCAAGCTTAGGAGAAGCGATAACGTCTTTACCTAGTACATGAAAGGGCGGGTTCAATATATCGAAACATTTCTGCAAAGAATACATCTGGAACAAATGACGAACGCCATCTGTAGGAGTATAACCAACATCATCGTAGTTAAAAACACGAGACAAGAAGTCCCACTCACCGTCACTGATGATAGGATTACCTTCGAAATAAGCGTGTGCTGCTTTGTCTAAGAACTTCTTCATTACTTGCCTCTTTCATTAATTTAGATAAGTATTATACTTAAAAAATAAGGAAAAGTCAAGAACTATTTATACATATCTGCTAGCAAATCACCAAAGTATTCCATGATAACTTCCTTTGATTCGGCTAGGGATAGTATCTCGGTAAGCCCTATGAAGAGCTCCCTAGAGTTTATGAAGTCTATAGGCATAGTTATTCCTTCTTTGGAAGGCTGCCATTCCTCTTCAAAGTCCATATAGTATTTTCTTAAACTAAGGTATTCTATTCCACGAAAGGTACTTACGGTTAACCTGACTTGTGTTTGCTTAATAGCGTCAAGGTGTATGATTCTCTCATACATTTCAGGTGCTTCATGGAGTTCCATACTACGTCTCGTTTTTAAGTACAGCTGATAGGGGTACTACGGTGGTTACACTTTCTGGTTTTAGCAGTCGGTATGAGTCGGTATCCCAACAAAAGAACAACAAATTACTGTCTGTTTCTTTTGCTCTGTTCTTTTTACCTTGAATATAAGGCGTAGAGAAGTCTAGAGTACATACATTATACTTTAACTTATTTGAGTTTTCACTTCTATAAGTAATTACTGCATCACCATATTGTGTGACTTTATCTTTTAATTCTTGCTTTTTCACTTGAGCTCCTTTGGTAGCATTGGGCAACAATAATTACTATGTGCATACTCTTAGGTCATTTCTGTGAATGTAAAAGAACCCCCGCGTGGAGCTAAGCTCTAGAGGCGGAGGCCGTGTTACTATCCCCAAGGGGATATTAGTAAATTATTTAGTCGGCATTAGCTGTTAATACTTTTGTGAAGTACTGAGCTGCTTTACCAGTCAATTTACTTACTACGTCTTCGTCAACTTCTTGTCCAGCATCAGTGATGGCGGCAGTAAGAGCGTCTTGAGCAGCTTGTTTAGAGACACGAGTGCCTCCAGTAGAAGCGCCACCAGATGCTTTTGCAGCAGGAGTTTTCTTAACATAGACACCAGCTTTAGTAAGAATCATACGGACACCATTAGGCGACTCACCAAGATCATCGGCGATTTCTTTTACGATTTCCATGCTAGTTTCTGGGGTGGGGTTGGCAGCTTCGTATAACTCTACTGCTTCAGCTTTAGATTCATCAGTCCAAGGCATTTTTCTATTCCTTTTGTTTGGGTTATTGTAGCCTGGGCAAGTACCCAGACGGTTAAGTTGTTGGTTGTAAAATCGGTCTCCCAATTTTTATTTCCTTTCTCAAATTTTGAAATGATATTATAGAGTATTTTAAACGTAATTGTCAAGAACTTTTTTTAAATTGCTTCAAGCTTAATACCATGTTCTTTAAGATGTTCTAGCTTACCTAGATCGTAGGCTAAAGAGTAGGCGTAATAACCGCCATCAATATTAAAGTCATTCTCTGTTTGTTCTTTAACGTAGATAGAGTAGCACTTCGAGTCATACTTGCTTTCATAGTCACACTCGCCTAGACCCTTTTTACTTTCTATGTGGGAAGAGCTCTGTTCTTCTTGCACTTCTACAATTGAATGATACCTTGCCGACCATGCAAGCTCACCTTTCTCAAAAGTATCAGCTACACAATTCTCTGGTAGATATGCTACCTCCACTCTTTCCTCTGCACTAGACGGCTTTGTAGGTACGCCTAGTTTATCTAAGATGGTTTTTACAAACCCCGCAGAGCGGTAAAGACCTTTTGCAATGTTAGTAATATTCTCACCCTTGAGGTACAACATAGTAGCCTCTTTAATCTCATAAGGGGCTGCGGCTTTACCTTTGTTCATACTCTTACGTTTTTCTTTGTACGCTAGGTTCTCTGCATGGTCGTTTAGTATTTTTGCTAAGCGAGTAGTGTTATACGAGATAGCTAGTATGGCACAAGCCTCTTTCTTTGTTATAGGTTTATCTGCAGCAAGCAGGTCAGCAACATGCTGTATATTGCTAGTAGATAACTTTTCGTGCTCTTTCTTTTTAATCCTAGGCATCTTCTTTCGCCTCTACCGTTGCTACAAAGTGTTCATCGTGATGTCCGATGTGTATAATCTCTTTTCCTTCAATCATCGTACCTGGATATTCATCACCATCACGACACGAAATATAAGGGCCACCACTTGGATCAAACATACCCAAGTCTTGCATATCTATTTTAGACTGACTTAATTTTCCTGCGCAACGACAGTATTTCATATTATCACCGCTCATATGGAACTTATATTGATTTGTGGCAATCTTTTCCCAGTGCCATTCGTCACCATATCTATTCTTCATTGTCTTTCCTCTTTGGCGTAGAAGTCATCCCAATCTCCAAACAGATCAGGTGCTTGCTCTTTGGCTAGATCCATATGATACTGACCTGGGTAGTGTCTAAGACATCGACCTGCTTCATCTCTTACGTTTTGGGGGGCGCCTTCATCACGCAGTAACCCAATTAAAAACTTTCTAGTTCTGTTTACGGCATTTCTTCTTTCATCAGGCATTGTCATTCTTTATCTTCTCCTTTTCCCATTCTTTTGCCATATGATCATAATGGCGTTGAGTAAATACTTCACCACAAACACATAGCTTCTTAATTTCACAGTGTCGTGAGCAATTTGGTGAGAGTGTGTTCTCATACTGTGCAAGTGTGCGATCTTCTTCTTTTTGAACCAGCAATCTCAAGTCTCCTAACTCACGCAGTGCCTTAGCATTCAAATCTAAATTCCAATACAGAATATATAGTGCTGACGAAAGGTTAGGTGTTGCGACTAACGCTTCTACAAGAGTCATCTTCTTATCTTTAGGATCTGTCATAATAAATTTTTCCAATCTGTGTCTTCAGGCATCATCTCCACTTTGTCGCCAAAGCGTGATACTATATCATTGTAGATTCCTGCTGTGGCCATTCTTAGTCCGTATGCTCCTTTTTGACAAACATACAATGATCCACTATTACCATAGAAGTCTACTTGATCTTTTCGTTCAAATACTATGTTGATACCGCTATTCAATCGCCAAGAATCACCATAAAGATAACCACCACTCCATCCTGCTAAGACTTTGTAGATGACATCAGTCTCTGTGGTTATCTTCAGTACGACCCAACTATCAGGATGCGTCATCTTTATCTTCCTCATCAACTTCACACTCGTCTACCCAACTCCAAGCGCCCTCATAGAACTCGTCGTCTGTCCAATCAGGCTCAGGTTTATTATCTTTTACAATCCAAGGCATCAATCCAATTTTTTGAAGTCTGATAGCTTCTTTCAGCTCATCTTTATGAGACAACTCTGCTTCTTTCTCCGTTACACCGTAGAGTGTCATTATATACTTTAAGGCTATATCTCGATCAGTGATCATCTTCTATACTCCACCGTATTCCTCGACCATATTCTTTTTCAAAATCACTGATCAGTTCTCTGTATGTTAAGAGAACTGTCGACTCCAACTTATCTAGATAGTCACTTAGCTCGTTCCAATCTTCAGTTCTCATTGGGGCAACACTGTACTCGCCTCTACCACACCAGTGTTCCTGTTCATCCAATCCATATATATCTATGCGGCCACAAGAGTATGACTCTAGGTAGTGTTTGTATTGCATCTTTTCAAAAATCTTACCTGAAGTTTCTCTCCACTCAAACGGAACCCTTCTATCTTCGTACCAACGAGTGGAGACTGGGCCCATCCAATTTGTGCTATAGGTTATCATCAGTCCCACAAAGCCTCATAATATTTACCGAACAGGCGAAAGCCGTTTGCAATACGGCACTGTTCTACTTTTAAACCTTCAAGATCTAACTTATAAGTATGACCTTCAGCCTTTTCCCAAGTGATTCCAATCTCAGTTCCATCTTTACCTATAACTGGGATACTATCATGTTTGATCTCACCACTAGAGTACTTATCTTCCCAATTATTTAGTTTAGACTCAAAGGCAAAGAGCATCTCAGACATGATCCACTCCCACTTCTCCTCGTTATTACCCTCAAAAAACAAACCTACGTCTTCGTCGTCTACCAAAGGTACTCCATGTTTTGTATCTCTAAGCTGTTTCAACATAGGAATAACGATATGAGCTAGTGTAGTGTCCATACTCCACGTATCGTACTTATCTATCTTGACTTTTATTGTTGGTTCTGGGGAGTACCCGAACCAATTATAAAGATAGTTGCTATACCATCTCCAAGTAGGGTACTTACCAATTTTAACTTTCATCTTTAGCATCCCCTACAAAAATCTTTAGTGTTCTTTTACTATCCTGAAGTGATAGTATTACGTCGGCTACATTCTTATTAACGTATACTCTGCCGCTTCCATCAATCAATTCTACTCTTGTTACATTTTCAACGTAGTCATTTATGTTCATTCAGTTGTGTCCTCGTCTACAAAGTTGCAATAGTGTGGGCCTTCGTCAGGAGCGGAGTACCACCAGTCTTCTTCTAAAGCATTGATACAGTGAAAGGGTAGTTTATACCCGTCTCCCATCATATCATCGCCACAATATTTACACTTATCCATTGGCTGTAATCCTCTTCTCGTAATCTGCGTAATCTTCGCTCCACCAGTCTGGTTTATCTCTACCAGTCCATGCAGCAAATGTAGCTTTATCTAGATGGTAGTAGTCGCGATAAGATTGTATAGGGTTGTCGTAGTCTTTTAAGTCATCAGGCATAGCTAGGCCGAACGTAGTAAAACCTTTACGTTCCATATTCTCTGGCTCTGGTAGTATGTTGATGACTTCTTCTACTGATTTATGGCGTTTGCCATAACGGTAACAATACTCTTCATTGAGAGCATTGCCATAGCAATGAGTCCACTCGAAGTTATCAAGACTTGACCTCACCCATATCGTGCAAGGATGATTATACATCATTGGGAGATATGGGGTGAGGGGTCTATCCTTTGGAGGGAGATGTTTGATCTCTTTCTTGAGATCGTTCAGCAAGTCCCGCTCTACTTTATTGAGAGCGCGAGGGACAAAGCCGAGGTGTTTGTCTACCCAGATAGCCGTGCACAATAGCTGTGCAACTTCTAAAGGCATCTTGACAATGTGCTTATCTACGTGATACTCTGCACATTTGTCAAAATTTTTGTCTAGGTAAAATAAATTCATAACTTACTCTCTTAAATTTGAAATAGTATTATATCAAATTAGGGAGTGTATGTCAAGAATTATCTTCTTCTCGCTTCTGTAAAACGATTAATTTTTCTTTGGCTCGTTCTATTACTTCTTCATGAGTAAACAAGTTGTGTGCCTCTAGAAGATACATAGTTGCTAATACATCTCCCGCCTCTTCGATTAGGTGGGCCTTTCTCTTATCATCTAAACCGTGTCGAATTACTTTACTACAAGCACGTACAAATTCTCCTGCTTCTTCCATTGCTAGTATGAGGCAGGGGTCTACATTTTTAGTTGTGAAATACATATTAAGTCCAAGATATAATTGTTGAGGTTTCTATGTCCATCCACCTGAGATGGTCTAGGTCCCATACGGGCACTTTGTTGCTATTCGCTGAGACCCCGATGGTGATTCCATGAGGTATCAAATCAGGAGCTAGAGTTACGTTTTTACATAACTCTATTCCTGTTAAGATGTGTGAGAATTTTACTTTTACCGGTCCTTCTTTTACTGCGGTTATAAATGAACTCATTTCCTTGCCTTCATTAGTCCTACTGCTGAACGAACCCCAAAAGAAGCTCCTACGATTATACTAAGAGTGTATTGATACCAATCTGGCATGAGCGATAAAGCAGCAAAGCCGTCTTGAACATAAACAACTGATCCTGGAAAGAAGCACAAGATAAGAGGAATGCTAAATAAAATTGTTAGCCATTCATCTTTCCAGCTCTGCCCAGAATTTACTGCTTGAATCTTTTCCCAATCTGCGGAAGACTGAGCAGCAGTAACTAATACTGTTGCCTCTGCCTCTGCTTTGGCTTTCATTTTTACGTTCTTACCTTCTAGATATGTCTTACCTAAATCCGCTATAGGACCTAGAAAACTTAAGGGATTAAACATTTTCCATTCTCACCATTAGCCTTTCAGCTCTTTGACCGACCTGGCGATACCAGCGAGAGTCTCTTCCTTCTACTGCAGCACATCTCCAATTCTCATCTTCTATGTGTGCATTCATTTTCTTAAACTTACTGAGGCGAGGCCGCCCAAGATTAAACATCATGTTGACTAGAATCTCTTGGACTTCCTCTGGTAGCTCTTCCCAGAAGTAATACAGAACTTTGCATTCATTCTCAGCTATAGCTAGGTCCTCTGCAAAAGCCGTTGCAACTCTCTCAGGGGTAACGGGTGTCCCTATTTCGAGGCTAAACTCAGGGTCTGATGTTAAGACTAAATGCCCTATGCCGAAGGTAGCCAAGCCTAGGTGATCATGATAAATCCTATGCTCTACTCCTTCATCTAACTCTAACTGTTTTTGTACGCGTTCTATATTCATTCTTTTTCCTTTACTGGGTTATGGTTACAATAACCAATACTAGGGGAAGAAAAGCTGCTGTTGTATATGTCAATATTTCACACAATAAGCATGCGTTTTCCTTATTCATTAATTCTCTCCTATAGAATGTCTACGTTGATGGGCTTGTCTGCATCAGGGACTACTTCGTTTAAATCTATACACAAGAGACCGCGCTCCATGTATGCTTTAGTCAACTTTATGTAGTCTCCAACCTTAAAATTTCTTTGAAAACCTTTTCCACTTAATCCTTTATGAATATAAGTTTCATCGTTCTCTGCCTTTTCACGTTTACCTTCTATAGTTAAGACGTTCTTGTGCATTACTATAGATACATCCGACTTGTCCCAGCCTGGTATTGCAAGCTCTATACGATAACCTGCATCACCCACTTTTACGACGTTGTATCGGGGGTATCCTGAGTCTGCTGCATTTGAAAACATCTCAGATTGTAGACGGTCAAACCCTAGAAAAAATTTCGGAAAGTCTGCCATTGTTAATTGATTTTGTAAAGTCATTATATTACTCCGTTGCACCCTTGCGGCGTGCTCTGTGAACTCCTTTCGGTAGCTCGGTTAGTTAAGTGACGTTTTTAAGACTCGTCTTGTCCCTTTTCGTTCTTTGCCAGTATTTGGCGCTTATGGTTTATTAAGTCGTCTGAGGCTTTAGCGAATACTCTAATTGCTGTATCTAGCGCGTATATTGCCTTTGTCAGTACTTCTAGTACTAATTCATCTTTAAGTTTCATCTTCATCTTGTTCCTCCTCAGGACATATACATTGGTATTTTGTGCATTCCGGGCATTTACCGCCCGATTCAAATATGCGATCCCATTCTTCAACTATTACGGATTCCTCTACTAGAGACTCTCTTCTTTTGTCTCCTTTTCCTCCGTGTGTTCTATAACTCATCTTCATCTGCTCCGTCTAATGTTATAACGCCTTGGTCTTCTAAGTATTCTAGACACTGTGTCATGCCTACTCTGCGCCCTAGGAAATAGCTCTGGTAGCCACACCCTATAAGGCAGACAATAAATATGACTATGCTGGGAACTTCTACCATGATTTCCTTTCCTATGTTTTAAATAATTACGCACATTATATCAAAGTATAGGGAAGTTGTCAAGAAATATTTTTACAACATTGCATTAAAAACTTCTTGACATAGAAGTTAATTTTTAATATAATATGCGATATGAAAATGAAAAAGAAACCATGGTCAAGAGAAGAACGCTATACGCTGGAGAAGCACTATGGCAAAATATCTGTAAGAGAAATACAGGAGCTTCTACCAGACAGGACTGAGGGATCTATTCGTAAACAGGCAGCATATCTTAGAAAAAGAGGGTGGAGAGTATGAGTAAAATGTGGGCACACAGCGAGTATTTAGTACTAGAAAGGTGGGCAGGTTTGAGAACTTCTCTAGAACTATCTACTATTCTACGTACTAGAACACCCGCTGAGATTGAGAAAGAAATAGTAGCGCTTCGGGAACGAGGCTGGGAATTTTTCCCAAAGAAGAACCATTAATACAGGCATATAAATGAAAGTAATAATAAAGAAAGGCAACTTCGACAGAGCACTTCGACAGTTTAAGAGAAAAATAACAGAAGAAGGGTTACTACAAGAAGTTCGTGAAAGAGAGTACTACGAGAAGCCTAGCGACGGGCGTAGAGGCAAACTTAAAGCAGCAAAAAACCGAGAGAGGAAAAGAGATGGCGTTGTTATCACTAGAAAATATTAATGAAATTACTTTTGATGAAGGCACCTTTATGACTCAAAATACTATGACAGACCAGAGTCGTCCTGACGTGGTAATACGATACGGTTACCCTCTTGAAGGAGGTCTCTATTGCACGTACCTACTAGAGCAGAGTCGAGAAGGGGAGATATTGAGATGCTGGCGGGTAGGGGATTTATTGCAAGAGGAAAACCCTACTACAGTGGAGCAGTATATAGAGCAGATTTTCAAGGGAACATATGATGAGTGATATAACACCCTTCCATAGAAGTGATATAGACAGATTCTTAGTGTCATTTGTATCTACACCACACAACAGAAAGGCTCAGATGTTTATTACTAGCGACGGTACTTATGGGTATCGTTGTTTTGTGCGTCAAGTCTTTCTACAAGATGTACTAATCCCTAACAAAAGCATTCACTATGTAGAGGATGCTGCTGAAACCTGGAGCAACCAATGACAGATAAAAATCAACAGTATTGGATAGACTTTCATAAAGAACCCTCTGCTTTTGGAGCTGCACAAGATATGGTAAACAGTCCACCTCACTATAATTGTGGGGAGATTGAAACAATTGACTACATAGTAGACGTACTTGGTACTCGTGGAGCAGCAGATTACTGTCACGGTAATGTACTGAAGTATCTAGGCTCTAGACTCCACCGCAAGAACGACCCCGTAGAGAACTCCAAAAAAGCGCAGTGGTATTTAGCTAAAATGATAGAACTTCTAGACGATAAGTCTTGACTTTAACTGCTTTTTTCATGTATAATATCTTTCTAAATTAAAGAAGGAAACAAAAATGAGAGTAAGATATAAAAACACAGAACGACTGCATCTTGTACAGATGTTCGTCAATAATGCTCTTGAGTATATGAATATTGCTGATCTCGAACACACCGATCTCAATATCACATTTGTTAAGAAATTAGACAAAGGTCAATCCCATGGTCACTGTTCAGGTGACATCGGAGAAGTTGACATTGTAGTAGCAACAAATGTTCCTTTCTTAATGCAACTTCGCACACTTTCGCACGAGCTTATTCATGCTCGTCAACTGTGGGCAGGTGAGCTATCTTCTGATCTATGTGCTTACAAAGGCGTAGATCATACTGATACCGACTATGACGATCAACCTTGGGAGATCGAAGCCCACAAGTACGAAGATCAGCTATTCATGGCTGCTTTTCCTTGGAGTGTAAATGTTTAAAGGCATGGAACAGTTTATAAGCTCAATGATACCTAAGTACGGCATTCAGATAGATTGGCTAACATTGACTGCAAAAGATCTGGTAGACAATCCTATAGCTGCAAACAGTATAGCACAAGTTATATTTAGTTTACCAGATGATGAGGATTTAAATGAGACCGAGATATACTTAGTCGATCACATTGTAAATACATTAAAAATTGTAGACGAAATAAGAATGAAAGAAAAGAGGTGCCCTTTGGCACAAGAATACCACAACCTACCCAGCAAGGAGTTACACTAATGTTACTGTTTAAATATACCACCCCAGAAGATATGTTAGAATACTCTGACGTTGCAGACGTTGAGTTCAAAGTTAATGAAGATGCAACTCTTCCTGAGCTAGTATCAGCATTCGATAAGTTTGTACGAGCTATCGGCTACATGCCTTCCCCTACTGCTACCCTAGAGTATGTGGAAGAGCATGAGTTTGATGAGACTGATACAAAGCTTTTATGGAGCTCTCTTGATGTAGAACGACCTGTAGAAGATGGGCCTAATGAAAAGGACGGAGGTGGCAGAAACTATGACTAAGTTTGTTTTAGTGGAAGCAATCAATACTTTTCGTATGAGATATGTAGTTCAGCTAAACGACAACGACCCCGCAGAGTGGGCTATGGACACTGTTGTTATGGAACCAGATGAAGAGTTAGGTCAATTATTTCTAGGGCAGCAGGTCATGGGACATCGTGTAGTAGATGCAGATGAAGTAAAGGCTCTCGCAGTAGAGGATAACAAATATATTAAAGACTGGTCAACAGAACAAGTCCTAGACTTATTAACAGTAAAGGTGAGAGATGAATAAGATGGTTTATGTAGTAACAGTTGGCATTGATGCTGGCAGTGGAATTGTGTACGAAGGTAGCAACAAGTCTCAAGCCAACCATGTTTACGAACTATGGCTAGACAAAGGCCATGATGATGTTACCATAGAAGAGTATGAGGATTTCGAATAATGGAACGAACATACAAAGTAGTACAGACCGTTACTCGTGTGGTTACTACGGAAGTGGTAGCCAAGAGTGCTAAGAATGCAAAGAGAAAGTTCTGGTGGGGTCAGTCAACATCTGAACCTAAGATCGAGAACAAGAGAAGTCTGGAGGTGCTAGATGACGAATTTGAGAGCTAAGATTAATGCCCAGATGGACAAACTTCAACTAATGATGGAGGCGCAATGTCACATCACTGACAGGGTAGAGACGGAACTACAGATCTCTATATGCTCTGGATACTTTCATGTACTAGATGGAGAAGATCGAGAGTATGTCCAGATGGCACGCTTTGCATTAGAGGAACAAACAAAGTGGAAAGTATAGTACACGCTACCCTTGAACAAGGCTTCAGCCTCTGTGGCATTCACCCAGCAATCAGAGAAGAAGATCACAAGTTTGTACCAGTAGAACAGATCGAGAAGGTTACGTGCCCTCACTGTTTAAAAAAATATTATAAAGAAGGATAAATTATGAGTAATTACAACAAAGTGTGGAACTTCATGCGCACGTTCGGTCAAGAGACCCCGAAGCGACCTACACTTCCTAACCAGAAATTAGCACAACTACGAGTTGATCTAATTGCTGAAGAGTTGAACGAATTAGTAGACGCACTAGCAGATGATGACATGGTAGAGATTGCTGACGCTTTGACCGACATTCTATATGTTACATATGGAGCTGGTGTAGCTTTCGGTATCGAACTCGATCCATGCTTCAACGAAGTACATCGTAGCAATATGAGTAAACTTGGCCCAGATGGTAAGCCGATTTACCGTGAAGACGGTAAAGTGCTTAAAGGTGCTGACTATTCTGAACCCAACCTAACCCCGTACATACTTAAAGGACACTAAAATGTTATTAGATATACCTCAAGACTTTGCAACCCTGAACGAAGAGCATAGATTTACACTAGCAGCTAACGGCTACACAATTTATCTCACTGGTACTGACCATGACGATAACTATGTTAGCAAAACGTATGTATTTGTTGACCAAGATAGTTTCTTTGCAGCCTTACAACAATTGGAAGGAGTGGAGGTATCATGATACTAGAGGCAGCTTTCCTTTTTATAGCAGGAGGCCTTTTAGTGATACTGGTCGCTGCTATTATGACATATATAGAAGTAAACAGAACAGGAGATAACGATGATCTTTGATATAATTACATTTTTGATAGGCGGTGGCCTAGGTTTTGGCATTGGCTTGTTCATAGCCGGAGCAGTAGGAGACGGTTCTTACATTAAGCAGGGGTGTGAAGATGAATACTAGAGATAACGTAAGAAACACACTTATGATTGTTGCTTGTGTGTTTGCATGGACTACTGCATTTGTTCTGATGTTTGCAATAGGACAGAAGCATGGTAGAAACCAAGTCTACCTGAAAGAAGTTGAATGTGTCACTCACCCTCTGAAAGAACATAAAGTGCTATGCAAGAAAGCTAGAACCATAATTGTATTGGAGCCATAGATGGATCCTGTAGTCATAGTAGCAGCAGTTCTACTCTTCTATCTTTACCTTTGGCTACAAGAAGAAGGTGATGATTAAAATATTTTCTAGGACGGGTAACGTACTTTTTCTCACTGTTACAAATAGGTGGGAAAAATAGTACTTTACTTGTCCTAAAACTCGTGATATAATAAATACAAATTGATATGACAATCAAGTCAACTACGATTTACAAAACCCATGCTAGGAAGATGGTTTGAAATATTTATGCGCTTAACCTATGATGAACTCAAGAGAATCATATGGTTGAACCCATAAGATTATAGAAAGTGACATTGACTAGCATAAACCCAAACATCAATTATCCTTAACTGATGTTCAATAAGACTATTCACATATAAACCCGATAAAACCTAATAATGATAATACTTACATCGGGTTTCCCCTTCAAAAACTCTTACTGAAATTCCCTTTTTTATTTAACCACCTCAAAAGCCACAACTTCACCCAATTCGCGATACTCCAAAATACCCGTATTCCTTTTCCCCCAATTCTACCAAATTATACTAGACCATTTCCCTTTGCCCTCAAACTTTAGACCAATATTAGAATATAAGATCTTACAGATAAAGAAAAACCCCGTAGCGATTTCTCATTACGGGGTTGTTTGGACTAGATGTTATTAGTTAATTGTCAACACATCCAATACTTTCTGCAATGCTGCCTTTGGTGATTTCTCTAGTCCTGCTATTGAATCTAGTTCTATCTGTAAATAATCTGCTAGCTGTGTTACTAATTCTACTTTGGTTACGGGTTTAGCACCAGTCTTCGTAGTATAGCTTTCTTTCTGATATACTCCT